CAGAATTAAATCTTCCATGATTTCCTTGCCTGCAATTGGTTGTGAGTAATGAAAAAGCATAAAAAAATAGGGGCATTTCTGCCCCATGATTGATTAAAAATTTAATGAGTCTTGCTTGAGTTCTATTTCATATCCCAAATTCCGCTTGATTTGCTTAAGCTTATGATCCGGCAAAGTGATTGAACCGATTAAGTCAGCAAATGCCTTTGCCTTTGCACAAACTGGATAAAAAAGCTCATTTCCGTATTTTGTCTTTTTCTCAATAATGATTTTCATAATTTCCTTTTCTTAGTTAGTGCCGGGATTGCTCCCGGCTTGATTTAGTTAACGCCAATCTAATTCAATGAAAGTATCATCAAGTGAATCCCGGAATTGCCATTGATCCTCTGTAGAATATTCAAACCATCCGCAAGGATAACCATCCCTGCCAAACCCTTGCGTTGAAACCCAGCAAACCGGGTAGCTTATCGGAATTGATGCATTAGGCGGCAAAGCTTCCATATCTGATAAATAGATCAAAGCGGAGGGTTCTAAATCTAAGTGATTGACTCTCTCAAAAACCGGGTCAAAGTCAGTGCCGCCCCGGCCTGCCATGGTTCGAGTGATTTGATCACCCGGCTCATAATCTTGCACTGATTGGATTTCCGCATCGCAAACCATGACCTTAACTTTTGCGTTGAAATCTTGCAGAATAGAATCAATTTCAGTGATGAAAGAATTTAGCTCTTGATCCGAAACAGAACCGCTTGAATCAATGCCAATCACTAAGCTTTTCAAATCTTGATTATCTGAAAGTATGGATGGTAGGATAAGCGGATAAAGCCGCTTGTTTGGGCGTTGCCAAGTAAAATCGGTTTTAGCTATATCATCAAAGAATTTCCTTAATTCTTCTCTCCAATTTACCCGGTTTTCTAAAATCTCATCAAGAACAACTTGCCCGGCCCCGGAACCCTTGCCCATGGCTTTTTCCTGATTGTTTGCTTGAGATACTGCAACTTGCCACTCATCTTTTTCTTTTTCAAATTCGGCTTGATTGCCGCCTTTTCCATCTTCTGATTCTGGCTTGCTAAAATGCCCGGTTGAACCATCGCCTTCTCCATTTCCTTCTCCTTCTCCATTTCCTTCTCCTTCTCCTTCTGGTTCTTCCCGGTTCCCTAATTGGTTATAAATATCTTCCGCACTCATTTCCTTATGATTAAAACCAGGATTAATTAATGCTCCCGGCGGCAAAGTGAAACCATCACTTATCAGTAAATCATTGATTGCATAATCGCAGGCTTCGTTCCATTGCCTATGCTCCCGGTTTTCTTGCCGCCAAGGATGCAACATTGCACAATGAAGAATCTCATGGGCAAGCAATCCAGTTAATTCTGGAATTGTAAGCGGCTCGCAAAAGTCAGAATTCAGGCGGATTGTTTTTCCATCAACGCAAGCGGTCTCGATTGAATTGTCAATCTTGACTTCTAATTTACTAAGCAAAAGAGAACCGAAAAAAACATGATCAATGATCAAATTCTTTTTTGCTTTTTCTAGGTTGTTATTAAGTTGACTCATATTAATTTTCCTTTTCTGTTAAGTTATAGGAGCAAGAAAATTCTTACTCCTAATTGGTTGAGATTAAGCGGCTACTTCTCCCATGAATCCGGCGGCTTGCTCTGCCACTTTTCTTGCCGCTTTTTTCTTACCCTCTTTTTCGGTTGGTTTCATTTCCTTGATTTTCTCACTTGATAAACTGCCAAGCTCTTTTTCAGCTTCACTTGCTAAATCTTTAAGCTCTTTTGAGTCAGTCAAATTGATTTCAGGAATAACAGAGAGAACCGATTTGAGATTATCGATTAAAGAATCATGGAACCTGACTTTTTTCCCGGCGGCTTGAGCCGCTTTTTCTCTCTCAAAATAATCAGATATTTGCTTGACTTCTTTATGCAATTTCCCGAATGCGGACTTCATCGCATCGTTTGCAAGTTGATTGTTTCGAGCTTCTAAAGAGGCTTGCATTTCCTTGATTTCTTCTTCAGCAATTTGAACCCGAAAATCTTTACCAGTGGGAACCGGGACCGCATCGCAAGAGAAACCATATTTGCTTGCAATATCATCCGGGAAATCTTTTTGATCATACAAACTGCCAAGATGAGATTTAGCTTCAGTTATTGCGCTTGAATGAACCGATATATAGTCCTTGACGCATTGCTGAAAATTGCCCTCTAAGGTTCTCATTTGAGAATCAAATTTTTGCTTGTTTCGAGTTAAGAGAATTCTTTGCCCATCATTTGACCATGGTAAAGTTTGCTCTAAGAAATAATCCCGGGCCGCTTGCGCCGCCTTATTGATTAAATCAAGTTTATCCGCATAACTATTATTTTCCTTGCCGCCAAGCAAATGCTTGGAAGCTGAAACTGCTCCGGGCTTGCATCCAGTATTGTTTTGGATGTCGATTTGCGCTTGAACCGCTTTTTTAGTTGGGGACCATTTCTTGATTTGAAGTGAAACCAAGATTGCTTTATTTTCGATATTTAACATATTTACCTTTTCTTTTAATGATTAATAAATTGATTGATTAAATTAAACCGCTTACATAAAACGGAAGCAAAAAACTGCATTTGAATGCAAAATAACATATCCATAATTTAATTTGAAAATTCATACTTCCTTTATGATTAAATTTGATTTTTACTTGCCCACTTAGCAAACAAGCTATTATCTGAAAAATCTTTGCCATGAATCTTTAATGAATCACTAACAAGCATTGCTTCAAATTCCTTTGGAAGTCTCATCGCATAAGTTAAGACCTTTTCTGCATTCTCTTGATTTGCTCGCAATGCTAATGAACCGCATACGGCGTATTTAATTTGTGCTTTTTCTGGAATAGGTCCGCTTTGCGGATTCATCAAGATTTCAGCTATGTCAGGCATTTCCCTATATGTTCTTAAAAAGCCAACATATTCCGTAGCCGCCGCTTGCCCTACTATGCCCGAATACAATTCAAATTCTATCTCACTTGGAACCATTGCTTTTTTAACATTGCTTAACTTCTCCCATGATCTAGGGCAAGGAAATGCATTTTCTTTAGATCTTGGATCAAACTCATGAAGTTGACCGGGCCGGAATCGAATGAATTGAATAACAGTCTCATCAACATCGGCTTCCCATGCCCAATCTACCCAATCAGCAAGATCAACCTCATAGTTAACATTTAAAAATCTTGATCTTAAAGAAGTGATCAAAGCACTTGATCCGGCTTTATCGGTGGCAAGATTTCCGGCGGCAATCATTCTGACTTCACTGGGCAATTTATATGAACCACATTGCCTATCAAGAACCATTTGAAGAAGTGCGGTTTGTACTGATTGCGGGGCATTGGTTAACTCATCAAAGAAAAGCAAACTAGCTTTGTTTTCTTGCGGCCAAAATTCTGGAATCATCCAATTAACCAAACCACTTTCTTTATCTGGTACAGGCAATCCTCTAACATCAACGGGATCAAGCAAGCTTGCTCTAACATCAAAGATTTCCATTTCTAATTCTTTTGCCACTTTTCTTACAGTGTCGCTTTTCCCTAATCCCGGCGAACCATAAATCATTAATGGTTCATTTGCGGCAATGGCTGTTTTAATCGATTGCTCTATTTGAGTACGTTTCATATCTAATTCCTTTTCTATAGGATTGGATTTAAAAGGCCCTTGCGGAGCCTGCTATACTGCTTCATTGCAGTGATAGACTCAAAAAATGTAAAAATAAAAAAAGCATAGGCCTTGTAATATGATTAAGCAAGTGGAAAAATAAGTATTTTATACGAATGATTGAATTAATTACGTAAGGTATTGATATCATTCATGATATTTGTTGCTCACAATTGGATGTAAGCAAGGAAAAAAAAGTGATGAGAAGTGAAAAGAGGTATTCAAAGAATATTCAAAAGAAAAATTCAGGAGTGAAACAAGGCGGGATTTAAAATGTTTTTTGATGATGATGTTGAGAGTGATTATTAAATGATGTTTTGGTGCATTGTTTTGGTGCTAAGTAAATGAATGAAATGATTAATGCAGTGCTTTCAACTAATTGCGAGCAAATGCCACCTGATAAGGAATTAGTTTGCCTCGATTCGGCCCATAAAAAAATGGATTAGTCCTCTCTTAAGATCAACCCCC